CTAAAAAGAAAGTTTGGTTACAATATGTCAAATCAAAAACTGAAACTATTAATAAAGATTTAGTAGAAGACATAGCAAAATACTATGAAGTTGGAGCAGCAGATGCTCGTTCATATATTGCAGTAATGACTAAAGAAGAGATACCTATCATATTAAGTGAAATGGGTAAAGACGAAAAAGAAATAAAAAAACTATTAAAATGAGTAGGTTAGAAGAATTACTTTATAGTGCTGAAGAACATGGCAAACGACAACAAATGTTTGAAGAAATTTCAAAAGTAAGAACCCAAAACCCTAAATTAAATTTAGAACAACAATACGAAAAGGCATATCAAAACGTAATGAAAACATGAAAAAAAGTAAAGTTATACAAGCATTAACTGCACAAGCAAATGCAGATAAAGCAAAAGCCATGATGGCATTAGATTTATTAGAAAACCAAGCAGTAGGAATTGGTGATCACACAGTAAATGATTTTATGAAAGATGCTACAGAAGCATTAGAATTATTAACTGATGCAGATGATAGATTAGAAACCTTAAATAGATATTGGGGGGAACAACCTCTACCTTTTTAATATGAATAAAGAAGAATTAATAAAAGAATTAGAAGAATCGGATTATATAGTGGATCATTTTGAAAAAGAATATCCTGAATTATCTCAAGAATTTAAAATAATCCAGGATGAAATGTATAGAATGTTTGCAGCTAAACATATGGATTATGGTTTACAAAATATTTCATTAGGAGGAGATTTAACTAAAGAAAACGATAAAAAATTTTCATTAACAGGTTTAGCTATCAGATTAACAGATAAAATTTCAAGATTAAGAAATTTACTTACTAATGGTAGAAATTTTGTTAAAGGTGAAGGAATGGAAGACACGTTTATAGACGTAGCTAATTATGGTATAATTGGTTTACTAGTAGGACGTGATAAGTGGAAAAAATAAATGGCTAAAACACCTGCTATAGTAAAGGAGATACAATTATCACCTAAAAGGGAATTAGATTATTCTTACCAAAAAAATATTTCGTATTCACAATATACAATGTGGAAGAAATGTCCTAAACAATGGGCTTTACAATATAGAGACGGTCACAAAGTACATAAACCTAGTATTCATACAGTATTTGGGAAAGCATTACATGAAGCATTTCAACATTATATTCAAACAATGTATGAAACAACTGCAGCAGCAGCTGATAGAGAAGATATCAATGAAATGCTTAAAGACCAACTTAGAGCCCATTACCAAGATGAATACAAGAAAAATAAAAACCAACATTTCTCCAGTGCAGGTGAATTAAGTGAATTTTATCAAGACGGAGAAGAAATATTAAATTATCTAAAAAAACACAGGGGTAAATATTTTTCAAAACGGGGTTGGCATTTAGTAGGAATAGAAACACCTATATTAATGCCTCCTATGAAATACAATCCTAATGTTTTATTCATGGGTTATCTAGACATTGTAATGTATAATGAAAAGCTAGATAAGTTTAAAATAATAGATATTAAAACATCTACCAATGGTTGGAAACTAAAATATGTCAAAGATGATGAAGACAAACAATTCCAACTTATACTATACAAAAAATATTTTGCAGAACAATTTGGAGTCCCAATAGAAAATATTGATATTGAGTTCTTCATTACCAGAAGGAAAGTATACGAAGAAGGAGATTTCCCACAGAAACGATTTCAAATGTACTCTCCACCCTCAGGTAAAATAAAAACAAGTAGAGCAACTAAAGCAATAGAAGAATTTATGAGCGAATGTTTCATAGAAAATAAACACACCACAAAGGAGATGCACCCTAACCCATCAAAATGGAATTGTACATTTTGCCCCTACAAAGAAGATAAACAGTTATGCGGGTTAGGTGCATCTTTTTAAGAATATTGATATTTATATATAAAGTTTTAACAAAATAAAAGATTATGAGTAAAAAAACAGACAAAACACTAACCAGTGTTAAAATCCAAAGTGATTTATTTCAAGATTTCAAAATAGAGTGCGTAAAACGTAAATTTTCTTTCCAGAAACTTGCCGACCGCGCTATTCATTTGTATCTTACCGATGATGAGTTTAGAAAGACAATTAACAATCACAATAACCTCGAGTTATAAAAATAAAAATACATGAATAAAGATTTTAAGTATCTTCCTAAAAATGAAAGGAAGAAAATACTTCTAATATGTGATGATATTAGAGTACACTCAGGAATAGCTACAGTTGCTAAAGAAATAGTAACTCACACGGCTCAACATTTTAACTGGGCCCAAATAGCAGGAGCAATAAAACACCCAGATAAAGGTAAAATATTTGATTTATCCAATGAGATAAACAAACATACAGGGTTAGAAGATTCTGATGTAAAATTATACCCTATAGATGGTTACGGTGATAATAGTGTAGTAAGACAATTAATTAAAATTGAAAAACCTGATGCTATTATGTTAATTACAGACCCAAGATATTTTATGTGGTTGTTTAACATGGAAGGTGAAATTAGAAAAAATATTCCTATTATGTATCTTAACATTTGGGATGACTATCCAGCTCCATTATATAATAGAGCATTTTATGAATCTTGTGATTTATTAATGGGTATATCTAAACAAACAGTTAACATTAATAATATTGTTTTAGGAGATAAAGCAAAAAATAAAATTACAAGATACATTCCTCATGGGTTAGATCATAAAGTATACCGTCCTTTAGAATCAACAGAGGAATTAGATGCAGTAGAAAAAATGAAATTAGATTTATTTGGTAAAGATGAAGTGGATTTTATTTTATTCTTTAACTCTAGAAATATTAGAAGAAAACAAATTCCTGACACAATGTGGGCATTTAAAATGTTTTTAGATAGTTTACCTAAAGAAAAAGCAGATAAATGTAGATTGTTAATGCATACTGAATTAGTACATGAAGCAGGTACAGATTTACCCGTTGTAAATGAATTACTATTTAGTGATTCTTATCCTAATGCTGTAGTATTTGACCCTAAAAGATGGTCAACTGAAGAATTAAATATGTTATACAATATGTCAGATTGTCAAATCCTTTTAACATCAAATGAAGGATGGGGCTTAACATTAACAGAAGCAATGTTAGCAGGTAACCCTATTATAGCTAATGTTACTGGTGGGATGCAAGATCAAATGAGGTTTATAGATGAAGATGGAAAATGGTTTACACCTTCCCCTAAAATACCTTCTAACAATACAGGTAAGTATAAAAAACATGGTGAATGGGCATTCCCAGTTTACCCAACTTCTAGATCAATTCAAGGATCACCTGTTACACCTTACATTTGGGATGATAGATGTAAAGCTGAAGATGCAGCTGATAGAATAAGAGAAGTATATGATTTAGGTAAAGAAAAAAGAAAAGAAATTGGTGCTAAAGCTAGAGAATGGTGCTTAAGTGAAGAAGCAGGATTTACAGCTGAATATCAAGGTAAAAGATTTATTGAAGCAGCTGATGAACTATTTAATACTTGGGAACCCAGAGAAGCATTTGAGGTAATAGACACGGATGAAGACATTAAAAAAATACAAACGCATAAATTAGTATATTAATATGAAACCAACATTTATAATAAGTTGTCCAATTGACACCTATTCAGGTTATGGAGCAAGATCAAGAGACGTAGTAAAAGCCATTATTGAAATGGATAAATATGATGTTAAAATATTACCACAAAGATGGGGTGCTACACCTTGGGGTTTTATAGAAGATCATGAAGAATGGGAATTTTTATCTAAATATTTTTGGCAACCTGAACCTAACAAACAATACCCAAAACCAGATATTTGGATGCAAATAACAATTCCAAATGAATTTATTCCACAAGGACATTATAATATAGGAATGACCGCTGGTATAGAGACTACTTTATGTAGAGCAGAATGGATAGAAGGTTGTAATAGAATGAACATTATAGTAGGTTCTTCTAACCATACAGTTCAGGTGTTAAAAGATAGTAAATTTCAACAAAAAAACGAACAACAACAAGTTATCAAAAATATTGAATTATCTACTAAAACTGAAGTATTATTTGAAGGTTTTGACGAAAACACCTATAAAAAAACTAAAGAGGTATTAGATTTACCTGAAATAAAAGAATCATTTTGTTTTTTCTTTGTAGGACATTGGATGCAAGGAGCATTTGGGCATGATAGAAAAAATGTGGGTTTATTAGTAAAATCATTTTTGGAAACATTCAAAAATAAACAAAAACAACCAGCATTGATATTAAAAACATCCCAAGGTAGTGTATCTTACATGGAAAGAGATTCTATTTTAACTAAAATAAATGATATTAAAAAATCAGTAAAAGGAAAATTACCTAAAATATATTTACTACATGGAGATTTCTTAAATGAAGAAATAAACCAAATATACAACCATCCAAAAGTAAAATGTATGGTTAGTTTAACAAAAGGTGAAGGATTTGGTAGACCATTACTTGAATTTACTCAAACTAAAAAACCAATAATAACTACAGGTTGGTCAGGTCATGTTGATTTCCTCAAACCAGATATGAGTATACTATTACCTGGTACTTTAGGTGATATCCATCCAAGTGTTAAAAATGATTGGTTTGTTGATGGAGCTAAATGGTTTGATGTTGATACTATGGCATTAGGAAAAGCATTAAAAGACATGCATAAAAACTATAAGGATTACATTCATAGAGGTAAACAACAAGGTAACTTTGCTAAAGAAAATTTTACATTTGAAAAAATGAAAGAAAAATTTAGTAAGATGTTAGAAGAAAATATAGTAGCAGCACCTAAACAAGTTCCTCTGCAATTACCTAAACTTAAAAAAATAGGAGGAGATAACAAATCAGAACTTCCTAAACTAAAATTACCTAAACTTAAAAAAGTAGAAATATGACACCTGATAGATTAGAAATTTGCCCTAAATGTGGATCTGATGCTTGTTATGTAACTGAGGTAAACCAAGATATAAATAACTATCT